TTATAACGTCACTCCGCCTTTTAGTGGATTCAGAGCGACGGCGTTCTGCAGGTAGTCAGGCGCAAGATGCGCATAGGTCATTGTCTGCTGAATGCTCGCATGCCCCAGAATCTGTTGCAGTGCAATTATGTTGCCCCCATTCATCATGAAATGGCTTGCGAATGTATGCCGCAGAATGTGGGTTGCCTGATTGGGAGGTATGTCAGGTTTTACTCTGCGTAAAATCCCGCAAAACTTCTCATAATCGACCTTGAACAATTTGGCGCTGGCCTCCTCTTTAACTTTTTTCTCCAGTTCCTCAGATATCGGCACTGTTCGCTTTTTACCGTTTTTGGTTTTCAGGAAGGTAACCCTGCAACTTGTAATCTGTGCTGGTTTTAGCGTGGCAACTTCCGTCCATCTTCCTCCAGTGCTCAGACATAAAAGCGCGACAAGTAAGTCATCACCAGTCAAAACATTTAGCAGTTTTTCGATTTCTGCTTTTTCTAGGAACGTCATTTCAGGGTTAGCCTCCGTCAGTGGCGGCAGTCCGTGAATTGGGTGTTGCCCGGAAAATTCATCTAATTGAATTAATTTTGTGAACATGCCGGATAATCGGTACATGTCGCGGTTTATCGTTGCAGCACTGATGCCATCACGTAGTCGCATGGAGCGATAATCCATCAAAGCCCTTTTGTTCATCCGACTCACTGGTATATCACCTATACCGCTGATGGTTTTGAGCAGATGATTAAACTCTTTTGTCCCATGCTCGTGGTTTTGCCCGTGGTATTTCCACCAGATGTCGAGCAATTCTGTCAAAGTTCGGCGGTCTGCTCGCTGGCCTCCCCATTCTTTCTGACTGGCATTGGCGATTGTGTATCGCTCAAATGCTAGTGCTTCAGCTTTTCTTTCAAATTTCCTGCGGATGCGCTTTCCATCGCGACCGCGAGGCCTAATATCCACTTCATAACGTCCATCATCGAGCTTTCTGATACTCATAAAGCCCTCCGATGAGCACGTGTTTTCTTGTTGTTTGACCCTTTATGGTTGTGTGGTGAATATTTTTTTACCAGTAACATGCATTTTATGTGCATGTAATTTCGGTAAATAGTTAGCCAGTTTTGCGGTCTGAGTGTGACGAGGTTGTTTCTTCTTGCCCAGAGTGTGCGACGACCGGGGAAATCTGCCCGGCTTCTGGCGCAACCTCATCTGTCATAATCCACAGTGTATATTTTTTAAACAGAGGCGTGTTTACCACTTGCTTTACGATTTGTAGTCCAGGCTCTTTATGTCCTCCTTCGTAATTTTTCAATGAGCTAAGTGCTAATCCGCTAAGTTCGCAAAATTTTTTTTGCGTTAATCCCTCAGCTTTGCGGATTGCGCGAAGTTTCTCCGATATTTTCATTTGACATGGTTCCCTTATGGAGACTATATTCCCCTCAAAAGGTACTTGTTTGGAAACCTTTTGGGGCGTGAGTCCAGCCAGTCAGGAGCGTTCCTGAGCGGTTTTGAAAGGGCTGGAACAAATAAGATTAGCACGACAGGTGTGTTTTATGGACGCAAACAACTATGTAATTCAGTATCCGATTGACGCGGTACACCCTGATAAGTTCGCAGAATTGCTCGGAAAACCGCGTACTGCGGTTGTTGAAATGATTAAAGCTAATAAGCTGCCGGTTGTTGAGTTTCGTGATCCAAACAAACCAAATGCTCGCGCAGGCGACAAGCTGGTTTTCATTCCTGAGTTCAATCGCGGTGTGCATGAGGCGTTTTATAACCGACCGGTTGAACAGCGTGATGCATGGCTTTTGTGGATGGGGTTGTGATTATGAATGAGCCGCGTTGTATTGCTCAGTTACTGCGTAACGAAAGCCCCAGGGCGATTGACTTCACCATCACCCACGGTAAGGGGCGTAAGGGAATCATTATCCGCACCAAAAAACAGAGTCCGTTAAAAAAGGTTCTGATCTTTCTGAAAAGCCGGAGGGTATGGAAATGACAGTGATGACGCTCAATCTCGTTGAAAAACAGCCAGCAGCTATGCGCCGGATAATTGGCAAGCATCTTGCCGTCCCTCGCTGGCAGGATACATGTGATTATTATAATCAGATGATGGAGCGCGAACGGCTAACGGTTTGCTTTCATGCGCAGTTAAAACAACGTCACGCAACGATGCGTTTTGAAGAAATGAACGACGTCGAACGTGAACGGCTGGTTTGTGCAATTGATGAATTGCGCGGGGCATTCTCAAAACGCCGTCAGGTTGGCGCAAGTGAGTATGCATATATTAGCTTTTTAACTGTCAGTCAGCGCCGTACTTTATTTATGCATGCCGGATTGACTGAAAAAGAATTCAACCAGCCATACTGGCGAATTAATGAAGAGTCATGTTACTGGCGTGATGCTTTATTCCGTGCATTACGTGAATTATTCAGCCTGTTTGAGTATGCGCCGACAATTCTGACGTCGGTAAAACCAGAGCAATATCTGCATTAAGTAATTAACCAGAGTTTTTAACGCACTTAATTGTGCGGGGCTTCTTTTTGCCTGGAGAAAGTCATGCATACAGTTTCTGAAAATCAGTGCGGTATATACGCATTACTGCTGCAACAGGCCAGAACCGAAGCACAGGCCGACGCTGCGACGCGCTTTTCTTCTCATCTTGACGCCATGATTCGCCACATCACAAAGGCGGAGTTATCCCGCGTGGAGATAGTCGAGCTGCTCAGTCAGGAGTCGGAAAAATTTCACAATATCGGATTGTCTCGCGGGGAGGTGCTTTGATGTCCTGTTCTCGTTCGGTTGTATTACTGAATAACGCCTTAAAAATCGCCGTTATGAAAAATGGTGATTTGTCTCTTATTCAACTTGGTATTGATAAAGAAAAACGCGAAATAACTGAGTCTGTTATCGCGATTTATCAGAATGAATTAAACCTCCTGTCTGATGTGGTCAATTTACTTGTTAAACGCGCTGTATTTCACAAGCGAATCTCCTCCGTGGATGAACTGACGAAATTAACGACAGAAATTGCCAGCTATTGCGCTGATGAATTTAAAAAACTTAACGACAAAAGGAGCTGGTAATGCCGGACAACGTAGATTTTATTCAGGAACAACAGGCTGAATTACTGGAGCGTCAGATTAACGCGGCAAGGGTAAAACATTGCGGTGCTTCTGCACTGGTTTGCGAAGAGTGTGACGCGCCAATACCTGCTGCCCGTCGTGCGGCTTATCCGTCAGCCACGCGTTGTGTTTCCTGTCAGTCAGTCTTTGAAGCAAAAAACAAACATTACCGGAGAACGGCATGAGTATTCGTATTGAAATTGGCGAACGTTATGTCGTTACCAGTGACAGCTTTCAGTTTATTCTCCACGAGAAAAAGAGAGCGGAAAGCGGTAAAAACGCCGGTCAGGAATGGCTGGCGGTGGTTGGTTATTATCCGAAATTAAGCCAGCTCGTTTCCGGCCTGATGCATCACGATATTCTGACCGGAAGCGCAAAGTCTTTTGCTGATTTAAACGCGCAGGTTGAGCAACTCAGCAGGCGTTGTTCAGAGGCTTTTGGCTCATATGGCCGTTAAAGCCTCCGGGCGTTTTGTCCCTCCGTCAGCATTTGCCGCAGGCACCGGTAAGATGTTTACCGGTGCTTATGCATGGAACGCGCCACGCGAGGCCCTCGGGCGCGAAAGACCCCTTACACGTGACGAGATGCGTCAGGTGCAAGGTGTTTTATCCACGATTAACCGCCTGCCTTACTTTTTGCGCTCGCTGTTTACTTCACGCTATGACTACATCCGGCGCAATAAAAGCCCGGTGCACGGGTTTTATTTCCTCACATCCACTTTTCAGCGTCGTTTATGGCCGCGCATTGAGCGTGTGAATCAGCGCCATGAAATGAACACCGACGCGTCGTTGCTGTTTCTGGCAGAGCGCGACCAGTATGCGCGCCTGCCGGGGATGAATGACAAGGAGCTGAAAAAGTTTGCTGCCCGTATCTCATCGCAGCTTTTCATGATGTATGAGGAACTCTGCGATGCCTGGGTTGATGCACATGGCGAAAAAGAATCGCTGTTTACGGATGAGGCGCAGGCTCACCTCTATGGTCATGTTGCTGGCGCTGCACGAGCTTTCAATATTTCCCCGCTCTACTGGAAAAAATACCGTAAAGGACAGATGACCACGAGGCAGGCATATTCTGCCATTGCCCGTCTGTTTAACGATGAGTGGTGGACTCATCAGCTTAAAGGCCAGCGTATGCGCTGGCATGAGGCGTTACTGATTGCTGTCGGGGAGGTCAATAAAGACCGCTCTCCTTATGCCAGTAAACATGCCATTCGTGATGTGCGTGCACGCCGCCAGGCAAATCTGGAATTTCTTAAATCGTGTGACCTTGAAAACAGGGAAACCGGCGAGCGCATCGACCTTATCAGTAAGGTGATGGGCAGTATTTCTAATCCTGAAATTCGCCGGATGGAGCTGATGAACACCATTGCCGGTATTGAGCGTTACGCCGCCGCAGAGGGTGATGTGGGGATGTTTATCACGCTTACCGCGCCGTCAAAGTATCACCCGACTCGTCAGGTCAGAAAAGGCGAAAGTAAAACCGTTCAGCTTAATCACGGCTGGAACGATGAGGCATTTAATCCAAAGGATGCGCAGCGTTATCTCTGCCGCATCTGGAGCCTGATGCGCACGGCATTCAAGGATAATGATTTACAGGTCTACGGTTTGCGTGTCGTCGAGCCACACCACGACGGAACGCCGCACTGGCATATGATGCTTTTTTGTAATCCACGCCAGCGTAACCAGATTATCGAAATCATGCGTCGCTATGCGCTCAAAGAGGATGGTGACGAAAGAGGAGCCGCGCGAAACCGTTTTCAGGCAAAACACCTTAACCGGGGCGGTGCTGCGGGATATATCGCAAAATACATCTCAAAAAATATCGACGGCTATGCACTGGATGGTCAGCTCAATAACGATACCGGCAGGCCGCTGAAAGACACTGCAGCGGCTGTTACCGCATGGGCGTCAACGTGGCGCATTCCGCAATTTAAAACGGTTGGTCTGCCGACAATGGGGGCTTACCGTGAACTACGCAAATTGCCTCGCGGCGTCAGCATTGCTGATGAGTTTGACGAGCGCGTCGAGGCTGCACGCGCCGCTGCAGACAGTGGTGATTTTGCGTTGTATATCAGCGCGCAGGGCGGGGCAAATGTCCCGCGCGATTGTCAGACTGTCAGGGTCGCCCGTAGCCCGTCGGATGACGTTAACGAGTACGAGGAAGAAGTCGAGAGAGTGGTCGGCATTTACGCGCCGCATCTCGGCGCGCGTCATATTCATATCACCAGAACGACGGACTGGCGCATTGTGCCGAAAGTTCCGGTCGTTGAGCCCTTGACTTTAAAAAGCGGCATCGCCGCGCCTCGGAGTCCTGTCAATAACTGTGGAAAGCTCACCGGTGGTGATACTTCGTTACCGGCTCCCACACCTTCTGAGCACGCCGCAGCAGTGCTTAATCTGGTTGATGACGGTGTTATTGAATGGAATGAACCGGAGGTCGTGAGGGCGCTCAGGGGCGCATTAAAATACGACCTGAGAACGCCAAACCGTCAGCAAAGAAACGGAAGCCCGTTAAAACCGCATGAAATTGCACCATCTGCCAGACTGACCAGGTCTGAACGATTGCAAATCACCCGTATCCGCGTTGACCTTGCTCAGAACGGTATCAGGCCGCAGCGATGGGAGCTTGAGGCGCTGGCGCGTAGAGCGACCGTAAATTATGACGGGAAAAAATTCACGTATCCGGTCGCTGATGGTTGGGGGGATTCATAGGGCGCTTTGATTATTTCTGTGTTTGACATAGAATAGCCCCGTTACCGCTTGGGACATCTACTTTGCATTACTCTTGGTATTAGCTTTGTACAAAGGGTATAAAGGCTGCTATTGGCAACAATAGTGCTGGCATGGAGATTGCCTCATGTTAAAGCTAGTGAATGTACGCCAGTACAACCGCTACCGCTTTGGGCGTTGGGAGACGGTGCGTAAGCACCGTCGTTCTTACCCAAAACGATAATATGCGGCCTAAGCGGTAACGTTCTCCTCTTCTAGTTCGTCCATCATTTTTAAATAATGCATTTCGTCACCAGTAGCTGAAAATATTGTTCTCAATTGTTTTAGGTATTTATCTGGGTCTATGTCGCCCATATCAGTAATATTTACCGCATCAGAGTGAGAACCTCTGTTAATGTATCTGTAGAATGCTTTGAAATCACTGTTGCTATCGTCGCGTGCCAACTTTGTTAATTCATCTTGTAGAGCATCTGTTCTATGAACAAATGCAAAATAATATTCTAGTATGTTTCTCATAATATTAGGTATTATGATTTTGTTTGCTTTGCCATCTTTTGCATCTTTTAATATTTGCCACAAAGATTGATATTCATTCTGTATGCTGTTTTTTTGTATTTCAGTAATTATACTAAAATCATTTTTCGTTACTCTACCTAGATAATAGTTTTTCTTAAATAGTTTGTCTTCTCTGCTTTTAGGAGATAGCTTAATAAGTTCATGAAAGAAATAAAGATTGTGAGTAAGGATTAATACCTTCTTTGTTAATTCATTTTTTATAATGTGGTGATGAATAATTGATGCGATGTCGTAGACATAGTTTTGCGATAGACTAGATATTGGATCGTCAATAACAATAAAAATATCCCTGCTATCGGTATCATTTTTATCGGTTTTACCTTTACAGCACTCTAAAAAATAAAGAAACGTTATTAGTGTTTTTTCACCTTCGCTAAGAGATCTATAAACATTTTGGTTTTTTGTATGCCCTGGTCGAGATATAATGTACATATCTTTTCTTTCTGCATGTTTTTCAATACAAAAACCAGAGATCCCTAGATTTTTTAAATGGGTGTTTATTGAGTCTATCGTAGAATCAATGTTAGATATTTTATCTCGCAATGCTTTTATTGTGAGATTATTTTCTTTTCCTTGTTGCTCAATATTATTTAATTCATCATGAACTTTCTTTTTGATATCAAAGAATTTTTCTTTGTGTTTGGATAAATTCTCTAAATCATCGCTGCAAAAAGCATGGAGAGCCCCCCAAACTTGTTTTCCGATTTTATTCTCATACTCTTTGAGTTTTTTAACCTTATCATTTATGTCTCTTATTTTTTTGTTAACAGCGTCTATGCTTTCCTGAACATGATTTTCTAGTTCTTTATCAATTTCTAATGTAACGCATGTTGATGGATTGTTGATCTTATCAATAATGTTTATTAAATTTTTTTCTGCAATGTTTTGCAATATTTTAATATTGGAAATAATGATCTCTTTATCTTTCTCATTGATTAGTGCACATGATGATATATTGTTTTGTATTTCGTTAAAATGATATATGGTATTTTTCTCATAAACTGACTTTATATCTGAGAGCTGTTTTACTTTCTTTGAATAACTTTCGTCAAATATTGATTTAAGGGCATTTAAAAATTCGCGACTAATAGTTTTTTCCTGACAAAACGGACATGTAGAACCGTCTAAATAATGTTCTTTACCTTTTTTTACCCAGTCAAGATTATGAAGTTTATTAATGGTTTCTGATAAATAGCTATTGCTTGTATCTATTATAGGTGTTGCTAATGTATTTACATCATCAATTGATGGGGTATATGGGTGTAAAGGAGTTATTAATGCGGTTTCATTGTTTCTATTTTCTAATAGTATAGAGTATTCTTTTGCTATATCATTTAAATTAATAAAGGTGATTGGTGAGGATGATTTTATCATCTCAAAAAAAGGTCTTTTATAGCCAACTTTACCTTTCATTAAGATTTTTAGTACAGAGTTTCTGATTGGTTCTGTTTTTTTCCAGATCGATTCGATGTATTCATTTTCTTTTTTTTCCATTTCTGCTTCTAATTTCAATAACACTCCTTTTTTTTGTCTATATTGCTCTGTAAGTTGCTGTTTAATTGCTTCTTTTTTAATTAATTGTTTTTCAATATCTGCATTTTCTTTACTTAATGTAAAAACACCTTTTTGTTCCTGTGCATTGTAGAAATTATCTTCAATAAATTTAGTGTTGTAAACAAGAGGTTTGTAATTGTCAAGAAGGGTACATTCACACTCGTTATAATCTGTGTGTGTAGAGTCGTAGAAATAATTTGAAATGGTAGATTTGCCACAACCATTTTGGCCGTATAGTATGTTTACTCTTTTTTCAAGATTCAGTATTGTGAAGGCGTCTTTCTTATAACTGGTAACATTTTTTAATCTAAGTTCCATTTTTATGCCTCATACGATAAAGCTTTTATTGTATGTAAAAAAGCAGCTTAATATAGCCACTTAGTGGTAAAGATCTACCTTAAGACTTTGATATGTGCAAGAGGCATATAACGTAAGTGTTCGTTGAGCCAAATGTGTTTACGCTATGACGAGTTGGTCGTTTTTTGACAATCCTGTAGGAGCTATAGATAGGCGTATATTAAGTGCGTGTTTTTGCATGTGTCAGATACTATTCTTTTTGTCAGTTTCGGTCAGTGCTGATGTGATTTCAGTTTCATCATGCAACTGCATTAAAACCGCCCCATGAAGCGGGCGGGCGAGGCGGGGAAAGCACTGCGCGCTGGCGGTGGTGCTGATTTTATTTTTTCAGCGTCTGAGCGCGTCGTGATGGCGTTTAGATTGTTCGCCGGGGCGTTGGTGTGTCTGCGGGATGTTTTGTGCGGTGGTGAGCGTGTGAGGGCGTGATGACAGGGTGTAAAAAAGCCGCCCGCAGGCGGCGATGTTCAGCCGTTGTCAGGGTCCAGTGAGTAGTTTTTAAAGCGGATGACCTCCTGACCGAGCCAGCCGTTTATCTCGCGGATCCTGTCCTGTAACGGGATAAGTTCATTGCGGACAAAGACCTTTGCCACTTTCTCAATATCACCCAGCGACCCGACGTTCTCCGGCTTGCCACCCATCAACTGAAAGGGGATGCGGTGCGCGTCCAGCAGGTCAGCGGCGCTGGCTTTTTTGATATTAAAAAAATCGTCCTTCGTCGCCACTTCACTGAGGGGGATAATTTTAATGCCGTCGGCTTTCCCCTGTGGGGCATAGAGAAACAGGTTTTTAAAGTTGTTGCGGCCTTTCGACTTGACCATGTTTTCGCGAAGCATTTCGATATCGTTGCGGTCCTGCACGGCATCGGTGACGTACATGATGTATCCGGCATGTGCGCCGTTTTCGTAATACTTGCGGCGGAACAGCGTGGCCGACTCATTCAGCCAGGCAGAGTTAAGGGCGCTGAGATATTCCGGCAGACCGTACAGCTCCTGATTAATATCCGGCTCCAGCAGGTGAAACACGGAGCCGGGCGCGAAAGGTGTCGGCTCGTTGAAGGACGGCACCCACCAGTAAACATCCTCTTCCACGCCACGGCGGGTATATTTTGCCGGTGAGGTTTCCAGTCTGATGACCTTACCGGTGGTGCTGTATCGCTTTTCCAGAAACGCATTACCGAACACCAGAAAGTCCAGCACAAAGCGGCTGAAATTCTGCTGTGAAAGCCACGGATGCGGGATAAATGTCGAGGCCAGAATATTGCGTTTAACGTAAATCGGTGAGCTGTGATGCACGGCAGCACGCAGGCTTTTTGCCAGACCGGTAAAGCTGACCGGTGGCTCATACCATCTGCCGTTACTGATGCACTCGACGTAATCCAGAATGTCACGGCGGTCGAGTACCGGCACCGGCTCACCAAAGGTGAATGTCTCCATTTTCGGGGCGCTGGCGGTCATTTTTTTTGCCGCAGGTTGCGGTGTTTTCCCTTTTTTCTTGCTCATCAGTAAAACTCCAGAATGGTGGATGTCAGCGGGGTGCTGATACCGGCGGTGAGTGGCTCATTTAACAGAGCGTGCATGGTCGCCCATGCGAGGTCGGCGTGGCTGGCTTCCTCGCTGCGGCTGGCCTCATAGGTGGCGCTGCGTCCGCTGCTGGTCATGGTCTTGCGGATAGCCATGAACGAGCTGGTGATGTCGGTGGCGCTGACGTCATATTCCAGACAGCCACGGCGAATAACGTCTTTTGCCTTGAGCACCATTGCGGTTTTCATTTCCGGCGTGTAGCGGATATCGCGCGCGGCGGGATAGAACGAGCGCACGAGCTGGAACACGCCGACACCGAGGCCGGTGGCATCAATACCGATGTATTCGACGTTGTATTTTTCGGTGAGTTTGCGGATGGATTCCGCCTGAGTGGCAAAATCCATGCCTTTCCACTGGTGACGCTCAAGTATTCTGAATTTGCCACCGGCCACCACCGGCGGTGCCAGCACCACGCATCCGGCGCTGTCGCCACGGTGTGACGGGTCGTAACCAATCCATACCGGACGTGAGCCGAACGGATTGGCGGCAAACGGCGCATAGTCTTCCCATTCTTCCAGCGTGTCGACCATGCAGCGTTGCAGCTCCTCGAACGGGAACACTGACGCCTTGTCGTCAACAAATTCACACATGAACAGGTTTTTAAAATCGTCGGCGCTGTTTTCGCGTTTGAGCTGCTCAATGTCGAACAGCGTGCAGCCACCTTTCAGGGCGTCCTCAATGGTGACAATCTGCCGCCACTGGCCGTCCGCACAGAGAAGACCACCGGCAAGGGCGTTATGACTGACGTCGATTTCCACACGTTCGGCGGCGCTGGCGCGTCCCCGGTTGAACAGTTCACCCGACCAGAACGGGTAGGCGTCGTGCGCCAGCGTGGACGGGGTGGAGAAATAGGTCGAGCGCAGGTGACTCTGTGAGGCCATACCTGATGCCACCTTACGCAGTACCTGAAAATTCGGGATCCAGAAAATCTCGTCGACGTACAGGTCGCCGTTATGGCTCTGTGCGGTGTTGGAGTTGGTGCCGAGAAAAATCAGTTTTGCGCCGTTATTGCCCAGGACAATCGGGTCACCGGTCAGGTCAACGTCAACCAGCCGGGCAAAGGCGATGATGTATTCACGGAACACATACGCCTGCGTTTTACTGGCCGACAGAAAAATCTGGTTATGACCGGTTTTCAGGGCGCGCAGCAGCGCCTCGCGGGAAAAATAAAACGTCGCGCCAATCTGGCGGGATTTCAGGATATCGCGGATGCGGTGCTCAAGCCCGGCGCGATACCAGTGCAACTGATAGTCGAAAGACTGCTCAAAGAAAATCTGCTCCAGCTTTTCGATGGCCTCGTCACTGAAAAAATTCTTTTTCGGTTTGCGACGCCCGCCTTTGTTGCGGTTAGCAACGTTCGGATTAAGGTCTGCCTCGTTGCCGGTCTGGCTGTAACGGTTGACCCGCGCCAGTCGTTCAATCTGGCGTCCGAGCAGGTCAATTTCCTTGAAGTCACCGCCGGTTTTCTGCGGTTTGATGATGAGCTGGGTCAGCCGCGCTTCCAGACTCATTTCGACACGGCTGATGGGAGCAACGCTGTCCCAGCCGTCGCGCTGTTTCCAGCTCTGCACCGTCGGGCGCTTCATCTGCAACATGGCGGCAATCTGCGGCACGGAAAATCCCTGCCAGTACAGCAGCGCCGCCTGACGACGCGGGTCGTGTAAAAGAGTGGTGTCTGTGGTGATGGTCATGAATACCTCGCCGTGATGAATACACGGCAAGGCTACTGAGTCGCGCCCCGCGATTCGCTAAGGTGCTGTTGTGTCAGTGATAAGCCATCCGGGACTGATGGCGGAGGATGCGCATCGTCGGGAAACTGATGCCGACATGTGACTCCTCTAATCACTATTCAGGACTCCTGACAATGGCAAAAAAAGTCTCAAAATTCTTTCGTATCGGCGTTGAGGGTGACACCTGTGACGGGCGTGTCATCAGTGCGCAGGATATTCAGGAAATGGCCGAAACCTTTGACCCGCGAGTCTATGGTTGCCGTATTAACCTGGAACATCTGCGCGGCATCCTGCCTGACGGTATTTTTAAACGTTATGGCGATGTGGCCGAACTGAAGGCCGAAAAGATTGACGATGATTCGGCGCTGAAAGGCAAATGGGCGCTGTTTGCGAAAATCACCCCGACCGATGACCTTATCGCGATGAACAAGGCCGCGCAGAAGGTCTACACCTCAATGGAAATTCAGCCGAACTTTGCCAACACCGGCAAATGTTATCTGGTGGGGCTGGCCGTCACCGATGACCCGGCAAGCCTCGGCACGGAATACCTAGAATTCTGCCGCACGGCAAAACACAACCCCCTGAACCGCTTCAAATTAAGCCCTGAAAACCTGATTTCAGTGGCAACGCCCGTTGAGCTGGAATTTGAAGACCTGCCTGAAACCGTGTTCACCGCCCTGACCGAAAAGGTGAAGTCCATTTTTGGCCGCAAACAGGCCAGCGATGACGCCCGTCTGAATGACGTGCATGAAGCGGTGACCGCTGTTGCTGAACATGTGCAGGAAAAACTGAGCGCCACTGAGCAGCGCCTCGCTGAGATGGAAACCGCTTTTTCCGCACTTAAGCAGGATGTGACTGACAGGGCGGATGAAACCAGCCAGGCATTCACCCGCCTGAAAAACAGTCTCGACCACACCGAAAGTCTGACCCAGCAGCGCCGCAGCAAGGCCACCGGTGGTGGCGGTGACGCCCTGATGACGAACTGCTGACCGGCGTCAGTCAGTCCGGGAAAACCTTCACGATTAACCCTTAATTTCAGGAAAAACTATGCGCCAGGAAACCCGCTTTAAATTTAATGCCTACCTGTCCCGTGTTGCCGAACTGAACGGCATCGACGCCGGTGATGTGTCGAAAAAATTCACCGTTGAACCGTCGGTCACCCAGACCCTGATGAACACCATGCAGGAGTCCTCTGACTTTCTGACCCGCATCAACATTGTGCCGGTCAGCGAAATGAAAGGGGAAAAAATTGGTATTGGTGTCACCGGCTCCATCGCCAGCACCACCGACACCGCCGGTGGCACCGAGCGTCAGCCGAAGGACTTCTCGAAGCTGGCGTCAAACAAGTACGAATGCGACCAGATTAACTTCGATTTTTATATCCGCTACAAAACGCTTGACCTGTGGGCGCGTTATCAGGATTTCCAGCTCCGTATCCGTAACGCCATTATCAAACGCCAGTCCCTTGATTTCATCATGGCCGGTTTTAACGGCGTGAAGCGTGCCGAAACCTCTGACCGCAGCAGCAATCCGATGCTACAGGATGTGGCGGTCGGCTGGCTGCAGAAATACCGCAATGAAGCCCCGGCGCGCGTGATGAGCAAGGTCACTGACGAGGAAGGGCACACGACCTCTGAGGTCATCCGCGTGGGTAAGGGCGGTGATTATGCCAGCCTCGATGCACTGGTGATGGATGCGACCAACAACCTGATTGAGCCGTGGTATCAGGAAGACCCTGACCTTGTGGTGATTGTGGGGCGTCAGCTACTGGCGGACAAGTATTTCCCCATCGTTAACAAGGAGCAGGACAACAGCGAGATGCTGGCCGCTGACGTCATCATCAGCCAGAAACGCATCGGTAACCTGCCGGCAGTGCGCGTCCCGTACTTCCCGGCAGATGCGATGCTCATCACGAAGCTGGAAAACCTGTCCATCTACTACATGGATGACAGCCATCGCCGCGTGATTGAGGAAAACCCGAAACTCGACCGCGTGGAGAACTACGAGTCAATGAACATTGATTACGTGGTGGAGGACTACGCCGCCGGTTGTCTGGTGGAAAAAATTAAGGTCGGTGATTTCTCCACACCGGCTAAAGCGACCGCAGAGCCGGGAGCGTAACCGATGACGAGTCCCGCACAGCGTCACATGATGCGGGTCTCGGCAGCGATGACCGCGCAGCGGGAAGCCGCCCCGTTGCGACATGCAACTGTCTATGAGCAGATGCTGGTTAAGCTCGCCGCAGACCAGCGCACACTGAAAGCGATTTATTCAAAAGAGCTGAAGGCCGCGAAAAAACGCGAACTGCTGCCGTTCTGGTTGCCGTGGGTGAACGGCGTGCTGGAGCAGGGCAAAGGTGCACAGGATGACATTCTGATGACGGTCATGCTGTGGCGTCTGGATACCGGCGATATTGCCGGTGCGCTGGAGATTGCCCGTTATGCCCTGAAGTACGGTCTGACCATGCCGGGGAAACACCGCCGCACCCCGCCGTACATGTTCACCGAGGAGGTGGCGCTTGCGGCCATGCGCGCTCACGCTGCCGGTGAATCCGTGGATCCCCGCCTGCTGACGGACACCCTTGAACTGACTGCCACGGCAGACATGCCTGATGAAGTGCGCGCAAAGCTGCACAAAATCACCGGTCTGTTTCTGCGTGACGCCGGTGATGCCGCCGGTGCGCTGGCTCACCTGCAACGTGCGACACAGCTCGACTGTCAGGCAGGCGTCAAAAAAGAGATTGAACGACTGGAGCGGGAGCTGAAACCGAAGCCGGAGCCGCAGCCCAAAGCGGCCACTCGCGCCCCGCGTAAGACCCGGAGTGCGACCCCGGCAAAACGTGGACGCCCGAAAAAGAAAGCCAGTTAACAACCGAATGCGCCCCGCGCCAGGGCGGCACGCCGGTCAGTGAGGGTGAATCACCTGACACTGCACCGGCGTCCACCGCCCGACTTTTCAGAGGTAGTCATGATGACGCTGATTATTCCGCGAAAGGAGGCTCCCGTGTCCGGTGAGGGTACGGTGGTCATCCCGCAACCGGCAGGCGACGAGCCGGTGATTAAAAACACGTTCTTTTTTCCCGATATCGACCCGAAGCGCGTCCGGGAACGTATGCGCCTTGAGCAGACCGTCGCCCCCGCCCGTCTGCGTGAGGCCATCAAGTCAGGCATGGCGGAGACGAATGCGGAGCTGTACGAGTACCGCGAACAGAAAATTGCCGCCGGTTTTACGCGTCTGGCTGACGTCCCGGCGGACGATATCGACGGTGAAAGCATCAAGGTTTTTTACTACGAGCGCGCCGTGTGTGCGATGGCGACCGCGTCGCTTTATGAGCGTTATCGCGGCGTGGATGCCAGTGCGAAAGGCGACAAGAAGGCCGACAGCATTGACAGCACCATTGATGAACTGTGGCGGGATATGCGCTGGGCGGTGGCGCGCATCCAGGACAAGCCGCGCTGCATCGTGAGTCAAATCTGATGAAGACCTTTGCGCTACAGGGCGACACGCTCGACGCCATTTGTGTCCGGTATTACGGGCGCACTGAGGGCGTGGTTGAGACCGTGCTCGCCGCAAATCCGGGACTGGCTGAACTGGGTGCGGTGCTGCCACACGGCACCGCCGTCGAACTGCCCGACGTTCAGACCGCGCCCGTGGCTGAAACTGTCAATCTGTGGGAGTAACGCATGACAGCAGAAGAAAAAAGCGTCCTGTCGCTTTTCATGATTGGGGTGCTGATTGTTGTCGGCAAGGTGCTTGCCGGTGGTGAACCCATCACCCCGCGTCTGTTTATCGGGCGCATGTTGCTCGGTGGTTTTGTCTCGATGGTTGCCGGTGTTGTTCTGGTGCAGTTTCCTGACCTGTCACTGCCTGCGGTGTGCGGTATCGGCTCCATGCTGGGTATCGCCGGTTATCAGGTGATTGAGATTGCCATTCAGCGCCGCTTTAAGGGCAGGGGGAAACCGTAATGCCGGTAATTAACACGCATCAGAATATCGCCGCCTTTCTCGACATGCTGGCGGTGTCCGAAGGGACGGCGAACCATCCGCTGACGAAAAACCGGGGATATGACGTGATAGTCACCGGACTGGACGGAAAGCCGGAAATTTTCACCGACTACAGTGACCACCCGTTCGCGCATGGCCGACCGGCGAAGGTGTTTAACCGTCGCGGTGAAAAATCCACGGCTTCCGGTCGCTATCAGCAGCTTTACCTGTTCTGGCCGCATTACCGCAAACAGCTTGCCCTGCCGGATTTCAGTCCGTTGTCACAGGACAGACTCGCCATTCAGTTGATCCGCGAACGCGGTGCACTGGATGACATCCGGGCGGGACGCATTGAGCGCGCCATTTCACGCTGTCGCAATATCTGGGCGTCCCTGCCGGGTGCCGGTTACGGTCAGCGTGAGCATTCACTGGAAAAACTGGTCACCGTCTGGCGTACCGCCGGTGGCGTACCGGCTTAAACGGAGTAAACACCATGAAGAAATTATCCCTTTCACTGATGCTGAACGTGTCGCTGGCGCTGATGCTGGCACTGTCCCTGATTTACCCGCAGAGCGTGGCCGTCAGTTTTGTCGCCACCTGGGCGATTCTGGTGACGGTTATCTGTGTGGTTGCCGGTGGTGTCGGCGTGTATGCCACAGAGTATGTACTGGAACGCTACGGGCGGGAGCTGCCACCGGAATCGCTGGCCGTGAAGATTGTCACGTCGCTGTTTTTGCAGCCGGTGCCGTGGCGCAGACGGGCGGCGGCTCTGGTGGTGATGGTGGCGACATTTATCTCGCTGGTCGCTGCCGGGTGGATTTTTACCGCGCTGATTTATCTCGTGGCATCGGTGTTCTTCCGGCTGATACGTACGGCCTGCTGTCAGCGTTTTGAGGGGCGGGAACCATGTCAAAGCTGATGATTGTGCTGGTTGTGTTGTTATCACTGGCGGTGGCCGGTCTGTTTCTGGTGAAACATGAAAACGCCAGCCTGCGCGCCTCGCTGGACAGGGCGAACAACGTCGCCAGCGGGCAGCAGACGACCATCACCATGCTGAAAAATCAGCTTCATGTTGCCCTCACCAGGGCAGACAAAAACGAGATGGCGCAGGTGGCACTGCGTCAGGAACTGGAAAACGCCGCGAAGCGTGAAGCTCAGCGCGAGAAAACCATCACGAGATTACTCAATGAAAACGAAGATTTCCGCCGCTGGTATGGTGCTGACCTGCCTGATGTTGTGCGCCGGTTGCACCAGCGTCCGGCCTGCACCGACGCCAGTGATTGTCGCCAACGCCTGCCCGAAAGTGAGTCTTTGCCCGATGCCGGGCAGTGACCCGCAGACGAACGGCGATTTAAGTGCCGATATCCGGCAGCTTGAGAACGCGCTGGCACGCTGTGCCAGCCAGGTAAAAATGATTAAACACTGTCAGGATGAAAACGATGCTCAAACCCGACAGCCTGCGCAGGGCGCTGACTGATGCCGTCACGGTGCTGAAAACCAGTCCAGAGATGCTGCGGATATTCGTGGATCACGGGAGTATTGCCTCCACGCTGGCGACGTCGTTGTCATTCGAAAAGCGTTACACGCTCAATGTCATTGTGACCGACTTTACCGGTGATTTTGACCTGCTCATCGTGCCGGTGCTGGCGTGGCTGCGGGTAAATCAGCCCGACATCATGACCACCGACGCAGGTCAGAAAAAGGGCTTCACGTTTTATGCAGACATCAACAATGACAGCAGCTTTGATATCAGCATCAGCCTGATGCTGACCGAGCGAACGCTGGTCAGTGAGGTGGACGGCGCACTGCATGTGAAGAATATCCCGGAACCTCCGCCGCCGGAGCCGGTCACCCGCCCGGTGGAGCTTTATATCAATGGCGAACTGGTGAGCAAGTGGGATGAATGAGTTTAAGCGTTTTGAAGACCGGCTGACCGGACTGATTGAGTCGCTGTCACCGTCAGGGCGTCGGCGACTGAGTGCCGAACTGGCGAAACGTCTGCGGCAGAGTCAGCAGCGTCGGGTGATGGCACAGAAAGCCCCGGATGGCACACCCTATGCGCCACGCCAGCAGCAGAGCGCCAGAAAAAAGACCGGTCGCGTTAAGCGAAAAATGTTTGCGAAACTTATCACCAGTCGTTTTTTGCATATCCGCGCCAGCCCGGAACAGGCATCAATGGAATTTTACGGCGGGAAGTCACCGAAAATCGCCAGCGTGCATCAGTTTGGTCTGTCGGAAGAAACCCGGAAAGACGGTAAGAAAATTGATTATCCGGCGCGTCCTCTGCTCGGCTTTACCGGTGAGGATGTGCAGATGATTGAAGAGATTATCCTGGCTCACCTCGACCGTTAGTTGTGCCATTCCCGACACCTCATCGTTACATTGCCGCCGGTATGACCCGGCGGCATCCTTCCCGTTATGAACACTCTCGCAAATATCCAGGAACTCGCGCGCGCACTGCGCAACATGATCCGCACCGGCCTTGTCGTCGAAACCAACCTTAAAGCCGGTCGCTGCCGTGTGCAGACCGGCGGCATGTGCACCGACTGGCTTCAGTGGCTGACACATCGTGCCGGGCGTTCGCGCACATGGTGGGCACCTTCCGTGGGGGAGCAGGTGCTGATTCTGGCCGTGGGCGGTGAACTTGACACGGCGTTCGTTCTGCCGGGGATTTATTCCGGCGATAACCCCGCGCCGTCTGCGTCGGCGGATGCCCTGCATATCCGTTTCCCTGACGGGGCGGTGATTGAGTATGAACCCGAAACCAGCGCACTCACGGTAAGCGGAATTAAAACGGCCAGCGTGACGGCTTCTGATTCTGTTACTGCCACGGTGCCGGTGGTCATGGTGAAAGCATCAACCCGCGTTACCCTGGACACACCGGAGGTGGTCTGCACCAACAGGCTGATTACCGGCACGCTGGAAGTGCAGAAGGGCGGGACGATGCGCGGCAACATTGAACACACCGGCGGTGAACTCTCATCAAACGGTAAGGTACTGCATACCCATAAACACCCCGGCGACAGCGGCGGCACAACCGGGAGCCCTCTATGACAGCGCGTTATCTCGGAATGAATCGCAGTGATGGCCTGACGGTCACTGACCTTGAGCATATCAGCCAGAGTATCGGCGATATCCTGCGCACACCGGTCGGCTCACGGGTGATGCGTCGTGATTACGGCTCGTTGCTGGCGTCAATGATTGACCAGCCGCAGACCCCGGCGCTTGAGTTGCAGATTAAGGTCGCCTGTTACATGGCGGTGCTGAAATGGGAACCCCGCGTCACCCTGTCATCCGTCACCACTGAGCGCAGTTTTGACGGGCGAATGACAGTTACGTTAACCGGCCAGCACAACGACACCGGCCAGCCACTTTCGTTAACCATCCCTGTGAGTTGAAACCATGCCGATTATCGACCTGAACCAGCTACCTGCACCGGATGTGGTCGAGGAGCTGGACTTTGAAACCATTCTTGCCGAACGCAAGGCGACACTGATTTCCCTTTACCCGGAAGACCAGCAGGAGGCGGTCGCCCGTACCCTGACGCTGGAATCTGAGCCTCTCGCCAAACTGCTGGAGGAAAATGCTTATCGTGAGCTTATCTGGCGTCAGCGTGTGAATGAGGCCGCACGGGCGGTGATGCTGGCCTGTGCCGCCGGTAATGACCTTGATGTGATTGGTGCCAATTACAACACCACGCGCCTGACTATCACCCCGGCAGATGATTCGACCATTCCGCCGACACCGGCAGTGATGGAATCTGACACCGATTATCGTCTGCGTATTCAGCAGGCGTTTGAGGGCTTAAGCGTCGCCGGGTCGGTGGGAGCCTATCAGTATCATGGTCGCAGTGCCGACGGGCGTGTCGCGGATATCTCTGTAACCAGTCCGTCTCCGGCCTGCGTCACCATCTCCGTGCTGTCACGTGAAAATAACGGTGTGGCATCCGAAGATCTGCTGGCGGCGGTGCGTAACGCCCTTAATGGCGAGGACGTCAGGCCGGTGGCCGACCGCGTGACCGTGCAGTCTGCCGCCATCGTTGAATACCAGATAAACGCCACGCTTTACCTTTACCCTGGTCCCGAAAGCGAACCCATCCGCGCTGCCGCCGTGAAAAAACTGGAAGCATACATCACGGCACAGCACCGGCTGGGGCGCGACATCCGTCTGTCTGCCATTTATGCCGCTTTGCATGTGGAAGGCGTGCAGCGTGTCGAACTGGCTGCACCACTGGCCGACATCGTGCTCAACAGTACGCAGGCGTCTTTCTGTACCGAATACCGCGTCGTGACCGGAGGCTCGGATGAGTGATTCGCGACTGCTGCCGACCGGCTCATCACCGCTTGAGGTCGCCGCCGCAAAAGCCTGTGCGGAAATTGAAAAAACGCCGGTCAGTATTCGTGAGCTGTGGAACCCGGATACCTGTCCGGCAAATTTGCTGCCGTGGCTGGCGTGGGCGTTTTCGGTCGACAGGTGGGATGAGAAGTGGCCGGAAGCGACAAAACGCGCCGTTATCCGCGATGCGTATTTCATCCACTGTCATAAAGGCACTATAGGTGCAATCCGGCGTGTGGTGGAGCCGCTCGGCTATCTCATCAACGTGACGGAGTGGTGGGAAAACAGTGACCCGCCCGGCACCTTCCGGCTTGATATTGGTGTACTGGAAAGTGGCATCACAGAGGCAATGTATCAGGAAATGGAACGGCTGATTGCTGATGCCAAACCTGCAAGCCGCCACCTTATTGGCCTGAACATTACCCGGGACATTCCCGGCTACCTGTTCGCCGGTGGTGTGGCTTACGACGGCGATGTAATTACGGTTTACCCCGGATAAGTGAGGAATAATGAGCACAAAATTCAGAACCGTTATCACCACTGCCGGTGCAGCAAAGCTGGCAGCGGCAACCGCACCGGGAGGGCGGAAGGTCAATATTACCACGATGGCCGTCGGGGATGGCGGGGGTAAATTGCCTGTCCCGGATGCCGGACAGACCGGGCTTATCCACGAAGTCTGGCGACATGCGCTGAACAAAATCAGCCAGGACAAACGAAACAGTAATTATATTATCGCAGAGCTGGTTATTCCGCCGGAGGTGGGCGGTTTCTGGATGCGTGAACTTGGCCTGTACGATGATGCGGGAACGCTAATTGCCGTGGCGAACATGGCCGAAAGTTATAAGCCAGCCCTTGCCGAAGGCTCAGGGCGTTCGCAGACCTGCCGCATGGTCATCATCGTCAGCAGTGTGGCCTCAGTGGAGCTGACCATTGACACCACAACGGTGATGGCAACGCAGGATTACGTTGATGACAAAATTGCAGAACATGAACAGTCACGACGTCACCCTGACGCCTCGCTGACCGCAAAAGGTTTTACTCAGTTAAGCAGTGCGACCAACAGCACGTCTGAAACACTGGCCGCAACGCCGAAAGCGGTAAAGGCCGCGTATGACCTTGCTAACGGGAAATATACCGCACAGGACGCCACCATAGCGCGAAAAGGCCTTGTCCAGCTCAGTAGTGCCACCAACAGCACGTCTGAAACGCTCGCCGCAACACCAAAAGCGGTAAAGGCAGCATATGACCTTGCTAACGGGAAATATACCGCACAGGATGCCACCACCGCGCGAAAAGGTCTTGTCCAGCTCAGTAGCGTCACCAACAGCGATTCTGAAACGCTTGCGGCAACGCCAAAGGCGGTTAAGACAGCGTATGACCTTGCTAACGGGAAATACACTGCACAGGATGCCACCACAGCGCGAAAAGGTCTTGTCCAGCTCAGTAGCGCCACCAACAGCGATTCTGAAACGCTTGCGGCAACGCCAAAGGCGGTTAAGACAGCGTATGACCTTGCTAACGGGAAATACACTGCACAGGATGCCACCACAGCGCGAAAAGGTCTTGTCCAGCTCAGTAGCGCCACCAACAGCGATTCTGAAACGCTTGCGGCAACGCCAAAGGCGGTTAAGACAGCGTATGACCTTGCTAACGGGAAATACACTGCACAGGACGCCACCACGGCGCGGAAAGGTCTTGTCCAGCTCAGTAGCGCCACCAACAGCGATTCTGAAACGCTGGCTGCAACATCAAAAGCGGTGAAGTCTGCCTATGACAATGCTGAAAAACGTCTTCAGAAAGATCAGAACGGTGCGGATATTCCGGGAAAGGATACCTTCACGAAAAATATCGGTGCCTGTCGTGCTTATAGCGGCGCTTTGAGCACTGAAGCCGGAAACTGGACAACCGCTCAGTTTATTGAATGGCTGGATTCCCGTGGTGCATTTAATCATCCGTACTGGATGTGCAAAGGCTCCTGGTCATATGCAAATAACAAAATCATTACGGATACCGGATGTGGTGATATCCACCTGGCTGGTTGTGTCGTCGAGGTCATGGGAACTAAATCTGCAATCACTATTCGAGTGACCACGCCGACAACATCAAGTGGTGGCGGTACAACCAGCGCGCAATTCACTTACATAAATCATGGGGACGGCTACTCCCCCGGCTGGCGTCGTGACTGGAATCGTCAGGGCGACGCAATGACCGGAACGATTAATCAGGATGGCGGAAGCCAGAATGCCTATATGTCTACGGCCTTATGTTCAGGCACCAGAGGCGGCAAAAAATATCTCAGAAAGTTTCGTGGTGGAGAAGGAGACACTATCTGGCATGAAACAGTACAGGGCGGGGTAGTTCGCTGGGCGACTGGTAATACTGATGCTCAGGAAGAATTATCACTCAGCTCCGCTTATGGTCTCCGTTCAAGAGGTGAGATTACATCACTCAGTGCTAATGGTCTGCGCATTGCTTATGGCAATTATGGTTTCTTTATCAGGAATGATGGCAGCAGCACTTATTTTATGTTGACTAAATCAGGTGACAGATTAGGCAGTTATAATAATTTAAGACCGCTGATTATAAATGATGCCACGGGTGCTGTATCAATGGGGCATGGCCTGAATGTTACTGGTGATATTGTCTCAAGTACCAAAGTACGTGCCGGTAGCGGGAAAAAATTCACGGTCAGCAGCAGTAATACATCCACGAAGGAAGCCGCATTCAATTTGTGGGGAAACTCAAGTCGTCCGGTGGTGGCTGAATTAGGTGATGATGCAGGCTGGCATTTTTACAGTCAGAGAAATACAGATAACAGCATCACTTTTGCTGTTAACGGGCAGGTATCACCATCTAACTATGGCAACTTTGATTCACGCTATGTCCGGGATATCCGGCTTGGTGGTGCTGCCACATACAAACCTGCGAACAATGGCATGACATGGACACATCAGGCACCGTCCGGGTGTGTATATTCCGGCATTATTGTTCAGGATACCGGCTCAAACTCTGCCGATAACATTGGTGGCATATATTACAGACCGGTGCAGAAATACATTAACGGGACATGGTATAACGTGGCGCAGGTATAATTTATGCAGCATTTGATAAATATAACGGTGGGTAATCCAAAAACGGTTGAACAATATCAATTGACAAAGGACTTTGATGTTGTCTGGTTTTTTTCAGAAGATGGTAAGAACTGGTACGAAGAACAAAAGTATTTTGCTGATGACACGATAAAAATAGCGTACGACAAAGATAATATTATCCGCTATGTGGAAAAGGATGTGACAGCTATCAGACCAGATGGATTAAGTGTGGTTGAAGTGGCGGATATTACTGCTAACCGACGGGCGGACATTTCAGGGAACTGGATGTTTAAGGACGGCAAAGTGATTAAACGCATTTATACGGCAGAGGAATTGCAGCAGCAGGCAGAAAACCGGAAAGCCAGACTTCTTGCAGATGCTGAATCCGTGATTTTGCCACTGGAGCGCGCTGTCAGGCTGAACATGGCAACAGATGAGGAGCGTAGCCGACTGGAAGCATGGGAACGCTACAGTGTTCTGGTCAGCCGTGTGGATCCTGCAAATCCTGAATGGCCGGAAATGCCGCAATAAGTTGTATAAGCTCTGGTGTGAGATTACATATCTATGGCACAGAGTAAAGCCTAATCTGACAGTCCGCTCTGTGCCAAGAGCGGACGTTACTACTACTCGACCTAAAGTAAAGCAATTGTACTCATTAAATAGTGGTAATTGGGTCTGGTGCTTAATCGAACGAAATCTCATGTTAGGCGAAAAAAACGTCTGAAAAATCGATTAACACATACACCTGTGTACTATGGCCGTTATTCAATTTAAAAGGAACCATTTCCGATATGATTCACTGTCCATAATGTTTTGATTTATTAAAAAAGAGCCTTAGAGTGTGAAACCATTACGTTGAGTGGCGAACACCATTAATAAATTCTGCTTATACTTACAGCATATATTATGTTCACGTCATATAACCATGGCAAATAAGATATTGCACATCAAGCATGATTATGATAGTGATTACAAAAATGAAGAATCTTAGATAAAGGATTAGTAAGTGGTTACATATAATTCAATGTTGTTACCCCCCCCTAAATCTTGGGACGAATTTGAGGATATGTGCAAAAGTTCATTCCAACTGCGATGGTCCAATCCTAATCTGAACAGACATGGACGGTCAGGGCAGCGGCAGGATGGAGTTGATGTATATGGTGATTACTCTCTTGGGCGTTTCGTTGGAATTCAGTGTAAAAATACAGTATCAGGAATCAGTACGGCGACAATCGATGATGAATTACTCAAGGCTGAAAAATTTCGCCCAAAAATTACGGTTCTTTACATCGCTACGACAGCGCCCAGGGATGTTAGCATTCAGCGCTATGTAAGAACACTCAATGATGCCAGACAATTAAAAGGCCTGTTTCCTGTCGATGTGGTTTTCTGGGAGGATATTAGCTTTGATTTAAGCAAAGACCCAGCTGTACTCAAAATGTACTACCCGCAAATGTTCGAACGACACCAACCGACGAGGGAAGAATTTTTGCGCAAGAGAGATATCTCAAATTTGTCGACATTGTTGAATGTTATTGATTTTCATTCAACAATAGAACATTTGCAGTGGGGCGCAAAATACATTCATTCATTAATTATTGAAGAATACGATAATATTTTGAACATTTTAAACTCACCTGTTTTTCAACTGAATGATACAGCTTTAAAGAATGTTACAATTGATTTTGCAACGGCCTGGCGTGATCTAATTATCTTGTTTAGAAAAGCTCCATATAATTATTCAGCACCAAATGATACTTTTAGTTTTATAAATCCCGGTGACCACTGTCGAAATCAGGAGGAAAGCGATTTATACGACGAAATCACGCATAGCATGAGTAATCTCAAAGATAAAATTAGTACTTTTTGTGACTTTATAAATAATCACTACCATGAAATAAACTTAACCGAAACGAGCGCGCAAGCCAGGAAATATTATTAATACTTTTTTCTTAAGGGCTGCACTCATGGCCCTTAACACCGTTAGACTGTCATATTTTGCAATCGATACGCAGTTAGGTACTTTCTTGAAGTCCGTTCCTCGCTCATAGCTGACATTCAGCTCAATTAACTCGTCCACTTCGCTCCAACAGAAGGCGTAGCTAATCATACTGTGTATTAAAGAAAGGAGAAACGATCATGTTGAGTACAAAAAACACGAAAGACCATGATAAGGAAAATATGCGTAGAGTGACTTAGTTTATTGATTTAAATAATATTTATGGGGGTAAGTGCTTTGAATAAAAAAACAAAAATTGAGAAGATTTAGCTAGTGCCAAAATAATTTGGACACCGCCCGTCATCAGACCCGCTACTACACTTATCACCCCAGCCCAAAAAGTTTCAATGAAACAAGATACATATAGTAGTACTACATGGCGGAATAATTTACTCATAGGCTTCTCCTTACTGACGTAATCGTTAAGTAACACGTTGAGGTAACGGATAAATGCGACTATTGGGAGAGCTGTGATGAGAATTGTAGGCATAGGAATCGAACCTATGGATGCACTAGCTAAATTCACTCTTCACGAATTATACAGCATTGTAGTGAGTTTGTAAATACACGCCCCAAAAGTCAATCAGTCCGCTCCATGAATGTTGTGTCAGTACTACTAAAGTTAAACATGCTAAAATAGGTTCCCAATATTCGTGGGTACAATCACTATCTGTGTAACTGGCGGAAGCGCTGGCATAACGACGATGCCTATTCGGGGGGCTTTAATATGGTCCGTTTTAACTTACTAGAAAATGCGTTGGATTCAGTGGAAACCGGGCTGGACTACTTTAACAAAGCGCTAGAAGGGCATGATCGACGTGACTACAAACAGTGCCTGCTTAACCTCTTTCAGGCCGCTGAGCTATTGTTGAAGGCCGTAGTTTCGCGCAATGGGTCTGGAGCGATTTTTAATCCAGCATCGCTTCAAGAAAAATGTGTGGATCCGGCGCATCCAACCGAGTCAGAATTACACCAGTGTAAATCTGTCAACGTCAACCAGCTTTGTAAGCTGTTAAAGACATATTACCCAGCCGAATTTTCTGAATCTGCATTACAAATGATGAAAACGGTGGGTCAGTTGCGTAATAACCTTCAGCATTTTGCCCTTGAGGTTCGTCCGCAAGAACTGGCAATGCAACTGAGTGAACTGTACCAACAAATTTTTCGTCCCGCATTCGTCATAATTCAGTCAGATGAGACCGAAAATTCATGGAACTCTGATTTACGTCAAGACATCATCGCTCTTGAGCAACAATTCCTTGATATAACTGTTAACCAGGAATACACCCTTGCACTTTGTCCCGTTTGTGAGAGTTTTTCACATTTTATCCTTTACCAAAGTGAAAGCTTTCCGGCACGGACTCACTGTATCTGTTGTGGTTTCAGCCTGAATAATCTGCAAACTTGGGATTTTCAGGAATGTCCTGAATGTAGTGTCCCATCCGTAATTTATTTACCGGAACAAAGGGTCGGTGTCTGTCTCTGGTATAAATGTGAATACAGCAAGATGGATGGTTTTGTTCCTATGGAGCCTTGTGAATGTGGTGCATTCCGGATGGAAGGTCATTGCAGTAACTGCGATCTTGAGGAATAGTAAAATCGTCCGATGAGAATGTACAGCAGCCTGGTCGATGATTTCTTGATGAATCGCTGAATTATCCGGTATTACTTGACAACTAAATCGCACATTTCTGTTTCTGGCAATTTGAAAGGTTTACTCTATGCCCCAGAATTCAGCACATACATAAAAACACCATTTCAGAACGCGTCTTGATCCAAAGAACGACTGTATGATAGATAGGCGTCGTCGTGAGGACAGGAATGATCTACCCCCCGTTATTCATACAGAATGCTGTTAGTAATGTCCGCAGATCGCTCAAAGCAGACTGTCAGATTTGATAGCGTTTGGGCTATGTAAGTAGCCAGTTGGAGAATGAGTGAGTGCAAATCAGGACTGGCGGGGGGAATTGCCCGCATTTTCTTTATCTGTTGTTTCATCCACTGACCAGCCAGGTCAAATAGCGTCTCATGCACTGCCCAACAGAAAATAGTTGCACCCATTAACCACGGAGTTAAACGGATGAGTGACTATCATCACGGCGTGCAGGTGCTGGAGATTAACGACGGCACCCGCGTCATTTCCACTGTATCCACTGCCATTGTCGGCATGGTCTGCACGGCCAGCGATGCGGATGCGGAAACCTTCCCCCTCAATAAACCTGTGCTGATTACCAATGTGCAGAGCGCAATTGCAAAGGCCGGTAAAAAAGGCACGCTGGCGGCATCGTTGCAGGCCATCGCTGACCAGTCAAAACCGGTCACCGTTGTCGTGCGCGTGGAAGACGGCACCGGCGACGACGAAGAAACGAAACTTGCGCAGACCGTTTCCAATATCATCGGCACCACCGACGAAAACGGTCAGTACACCGGACTGAAAGCCCTGCTGGCGGCGGAGTCAGTAACCGGTGTTAAACCGCGTATTCTCGGCGTGCCGGGACTGGACACCAAAGAGGTGGCTGTTGCACTGGCATCAGTCTGTCAGAAGCTGCGCGCTTTCGGGTATATCAGCGCATGGGGCTGTAAAACCATTTCCGAGGTGAAAGCCTACCGCCAGAATTTCAGCCAGCGTGAGCTGATGGTCATCTGGCCGGATTTCCTCGCATGGGATACGGTCAGCAGCACCACCGCCACCGCGTATGCCACCGCCCGTGCGCTGGGGCTGCGTGCTAAAATCGACCAGGAGCAGGGCTGGCATAAAACGTTGTCCAACGTCGGGGTAAATGGTGTTACCGGCATCAGCGCATCTGTATTCTGGGATTTGCAGGAGTTCGGCACCGATGCTGACCTGCTTAACGAGTCAGGCGTCACTACGCTGATTCGCCGCGACGGTTTCCGCTTCTGGGGTAACCGTACCTGCTCTGATGACCCGCTGTTCCTCTTTGAAAACTATACCCGCACCGCGCAGGTGCTGGCCGACACGATGGCTGAGGCGCACATGTGGGCGGTGGACAAGCCCATCACCGCAACGCTGATTCGCGACATCGTTGACGGCATCAATGCCAAATTCCGTGAGCTGAAAACAAACGGCTATATCGTGGATGCGACCTGCTGGTTCAGCGAAGAATCCAACGATGCGGAAACCCTCAAGGCCGGAAAACTGTATATCGACTACGACTATACACCGGTGCCTCCTCTTGAAAACCTGACCCTGCGCCAGCGTATTACCGATAAATACCTGGCAAATCTGGTCACTTCGGTTAACAGCAATTAAGGAGCCTGACCGATGGCAATGCCGCGCAAACTCAAGTTAATGAACGTCTTTCTGAACGGCTACAGCTATCAGGGCGTTGCAAAGTCCGTCACGCTGCCAAAACTGACCCGTAAGCTTGAAAACTATCGCGGTGCGGGGATGAACGGCAGCGCACCGGTAGACCTCGGCCTTGATGACGATGCGCTGTCAATGGAGTGGTCGCTCGGTGGCTTCCCGGATTCGGTTATCTGGGAGCTTTACGCCGCAACCGGCGTGGATGCCGTCCCGATTCGTTTTGCAGGCTCTTACCAGCGTGACGATACCGGCGAAACGGTGGCCGTCGAGGTGGTCATGCGTGGACGTCAGAAAGAAATCGACACCGGCGAGGGGAAACAGGGAGAAGACACCGAGTCGAAAATCTCCGTGGTCTGCACCTATTTCCGGCTGACGATGGACGGTAAGGAGCTGGTCGAAATCGACACCATCAACATGATTGAGAAGGTGAACGGCGTCGACCGGCTGGAGCAACACCGCCGCAATATCGGCCTGTGATTTTCATCCGGTCAGCCAGGCTGACCGGTTAACCCCGATTCAGAAGTGAGAAAACCATGGACAAAGAAAATGTCATTACCCTGGAAAATCCGGTCAAACGTGGTGAGCAGGTTATCGAACAGGTCACGCTGATGAAACCCAGTGCCGGGACGCTGCGCGGTGTCAGTCTGGCAGCGGTCGCAAACTCCGAAGTCGATGCACTGATTAAGGTGCTGCCGCGCATGACTGCACCGATGCTGACCGAGCAGGAAGTCGCCGCACTGGAACTGCCTGACCTTGTGGCGCTGGCCGGTAAGGTGGTCGGTTTTTTGTCGCCGAACTCGGTGCAGTGACGTTTCCGAAAAATCTCTCGGTCGATGACCTGATGGCGGATGTGGCAGTGATATTTCACTGGCCGCCATCAGAACTGTATCCCATGAGCCTGACCGAACTCATCACATGGCGCGAAAAGGCGCTCCGGCGAAGCGGAAACACGAATGAGTAACAATGTAAAATTACAGGTATTGCTCAGGGCTGTTGACCAGGCGTCCCGCCCGTTTAAATCCATCCGCACAGCGAGTAAGTCGCTGTCGGGGGATATCCGGGAAACACAAAAATCACTGCGCGAGCTGAACGGTCACGCATCCCGTATTGAGGGATTCCGCAAGACCAGCGCACAGCTCGCCGTGACTGGTCATGCACTTGAAAAGGCACGGCAGGAGGCCGAAGCCCTTGCCACACAGTTTAAAAACACCGAACGTCCGACACGTGCTCAGGCGAAAGTGCTGGAATCAGCAAAGCGAGCGGCGGAGGACTTACAGGCGAAATATAACCGCCTGACGGATTCCGTTAAACGCCAGCAGCGGGAACTGGCCGCTGTGGGAATTAATACCCGCAATCTTGCACATGATGAGCAGGGGCTGAAAAACCGTATCAGTGAAACCACCGCACAGCTTAACCGTCAGCGCGACGCACTGGCGCGTGTCAGTGCACAACAGGCAAAACTTAACGCAGTCAAACAGCGTTATCAGGCCGGAAAAGAACTGGCCGGAAATATGGCCTCAGTGGGCGCTGCCGGTGTGGGGATTGCTGCTGCGGGAACGATGGTCGGTGTTAAGCTGCTGATGCCCGGTTATGAGTTTGCGCAGAAAAACTCAGAATTGCAGGCCGTGCTCGGTGTGGCAAAAGACTCCGCCGAAATGGCCGCATTACGCAAACAGGCGCGCCAGCTCGGCGACAATACCGCCGCCTCGGCAGATGATGCAGCCGGTGCGCAGATTATTATTGCGAAAGCCGGTGGGGATGTTGATGCCATTCAGGCGGCAACGCCGGTCACGCTGAACATGGCGCTGGCGAACCGCCGCACGATGGAAGAAAACGCCGCCCTGCTGATGGGGATGAAATCCGCCTTTCAGCTTTCAAACGATAAGGTCGCTCATATCGGGGATGTTCTCTCCATGACGATGAACAAAACCGCCGCCGATTTTGACGGCATGAGCGATGCGCTGACCTATGCCGCACCTGTGGCAAAAAATGCCGGTGTCAGCATTGAAGAAACCGCCGCAATGGTCGGGGCGCTGCATGATGCAAAAATTACCGGTTCAATGGCGGGGACGGGAAGCCGTGCCGTGTTAAGCCGCCTGCAGGCACCGACGGGAAAAGCATGGGATGCACTCAAAGAGCTTGGAGTGAAAACCTCAGACAGTAAGGGAAACACCCGACCAGTATTTACCATTCTGAAAGAAATGCAGGCCAGTTTTGAGAAAAACCGGCTCGGTACTGCCCAGCAGGCTGAATATATGAAAACCATTTTCGGGGAGGAGGCCAGCTCAGCCGCCGCCGTGCTGATGACTGCCGCCTCAACCGGAAAGCTGGACAAACTGACCGCTGCGTTTAAAGCCTCAGACGGAAAGACCGCAGAGCTGGTTAAAATCATGCAGGACAACCTCGGCGGTGACTTTAAGGAGTTTCAGTCCGCTTATGAGGCGGTGGGGACAGACCTGTTTGACCAGCAGGAAGGCGCACTGCGTAAGCTCACGCAGACGGCCACAAAGTATGTGTTAAAACTCGACGGCTGGATCCAGAAAAACAAATCACTGGCGTCAACCATCGGCATCATTGTCGGTGGTGCACTGGCACTGATTGGTGTCATCGGTGCCATTGGCCTCGTAGCCTGGCCGGTTATCACCGGCATCAATGCCATCATCGCGGCAGCAGGCGCAATGGGGGCAATCTTCACGACGGTTGGCAGTGCTGTTATGACGGCCATCGGGGCGATTAGCTGGCCGGTTGTGGCCGTGGTGGCCGCCATTGTCGCCGGGGCGTTGCTTATCCGTAAATACTGGGAGCCTGTCAGCGCATTCTTTGGCGGTGTGGTGGAAGGGCTGAAAGCGGCATTTGCGCCGGTGGGGGAACTGTTCACGCCACTTAAACCGGTGTTTGACTGGCTGGGCGAAAAGTTACAGGCCGCGTGGCAGTGGTTTAAAAACCTGATTGCCCCGGTCAAAGCCACCCAGGACACCCTGAACCGTTGCCGTGACACGGGCGTCATGTTCGGGCAGGCACTGGCTGACGCGCTGATGCTGCCGCTTAATGCGTTCAACAAACTGCGCGGCGGTATTGACTGGGTACTGGAAAAACTCGGCGTCATCAACAAAGAGTCAGGCACGCTTGACCAGACCGCCGCCAGAACTCATGCCGCCACGTATGGCACCGGTGGTTATATTCCGGCGGCCAGCTCTTATGCAGGTTATCAGGCTTATCAGCCGGTCACGGCACCGGCTGGCCGCTCTTATGTGGACCAGAGTAAAAACGAATATCACATCAACCTGACGGGCGGTACTACGCCGGGGATACAGCTCGACCGCCAGTTACAGGATGCACTCGAAAAATACGAGCGGGATAAACGTGCGCGCGCCCGTGCCAGCATGATGCATGACGGTTAAGGAGGTGACGAAAAATGATGCTCGCGTTAGGTATGTTTGTTTTTATGCGCCAGACGCTGCCACACCAGACCATGCAGCGTGAATCAGATTATCGCTGGCCGTCAAATTCCCGTATCGGTAAACGGGACGCTTTTCAGTTTCTCGGTGTGGGTGAGGAAAACATCACGCTTGCCGGTGTGCTTTATCCCGAACTGACCGGCGGCAAGCTGACGATGACCACGCTCAGGCTGATGGCAGAGGAGGGGCGGGCGTGGCCGTTGCTGGATGGCACCGGCATGATTTACGGCATGTATGTCATCAGCAAGGTGAGTGAAACAGGGAGTATTTTCTTTGCAGACGGCACACCCCGGAAAATTGATTTTACGCTGTCGCTCACCCGCGTTGATGAATCACTGGCCGCGCTTTATGGCGATATCGGTAAACAGGCGGAATCGCTCATCGGTAAGGCTGGCAGTATGGCGACTAAATTCACGGGTATGACGGGGGCGGGATAATGCTGGATGCACTGACATTTGATGCAGGCAGTACGCTGACGCCGGATTACATGCTGATGCTCGACAGCAGGGATATTACCGGCAATATCAGCGACCGTCTGATGAGCATGACCCTGACGGATAACCGGGGCTTTGAGGCTGACCAGCTTGATATTGAACTGAACGATGCCGACGGGCAGGTCGGGCTGCCGATTCGTGGCGCTGTCCTGACGGTGTATATCGGCTGGAAAGGTTTTGCCCTGGTATGCAAAGGGAAATTTACCGTTGATGAGGTTGAACACCGGGGCGCGCCGGATGTGGTTACCATCCGCGCCCGGAGTGCAGATTTCCGCGGGACGCTTAATTCCCGCCGGGAAGGCTCCTGGCATGACACCACACTCGGTGCGATTGTTGAGGCGATAGCCTCCCGTAACAAGCTGGAAGCCAGTGTCGCTCCGTCACTGGCCGGAATTAAAATCCCGCACATCGACCAGTCGCAGGAGTCTGATGCGAAATTCCTGATCCGTCTTGCTGAACGCAACGGCGGTGAGGTGTCGGTAAAAATGGGAAAACTGTTGTTTCTTAAGGCGGGGCAGGGGGGGACGGCCAGCGGTAAAAAAATCCCGCAGATTACCATCACCCGCAGCGACGGCGACCGTCATCATTTTGCGATTGCTGACCGTGGAGCCTACACCGGTGTAACGGCAAAATGGCTACACACCAAAGACCCGAAGCCTCAAAAGCAGAAGGTAAAACTGAAACGTAAAAAGAAAGAGAAACACCTGCGCGCACTGGAGCACCCGAAAGCGAAACCGGTCAGGCAGAAGAAAGCGCCTAAAGTACCGGAAGCGCGTGAAGGTGAATACATGGCCGGTGAGGCTGACAACGTTTTTGCCCTGACCACGGTATATGCCACGAAAGCGCAGGCCATGCGCGCCGCTCAGGCGAAGTGGGATAAGCTGCAACGGGGCGTTGCGGAGTTCTCCATCAGTCTGGCTACTGGTCGGGCAGATATTTACACGGAAACGCCGGTCAAAGTATCAGGCTTTAAGCGCGTCATAGACGAGCAGGACTGGACAATCACTAAGGTGACACATTTTCTGAATAATAGCGGCTTCACGACGTCCCTGGAGCTTGAGGTCAGGCTTTCTGATGTGGAGTACGAAACAGAAGATGATGAGTGATGTTTTTATTTTATCTGTTTGTTTTATAAGGTTAAATTAACTAAAATGGCACCATCAACAAAACCGGAAGAGGTGCTCGCGATGTTTCATTGTCCTTTATGCCAGCATGCCGCACATGCGCGTACAAGTCGCTATATCACTGACACGACAAAAGAGCGTTATCACCAGTGCCAGAACGTGAATTGCAGCGCCACGTTCATCACTTATGAGTCGGTACAGCGATACATCGTGAAGCCGGGAGAAGTCCACGCCGTAAGGCCGCACCCGTTGCCGTCAGGGCAGCAAATTATGTGGATGTAATTACAAACAGGAAGCCCCTCAGTCGAGGGGCTTTTTTGTCGATGTGGTCAATATATGGACGTGACCAGAAATAAATCCTTTTATTTCAATTTGTTGTACGTAAAAAATAAGCCCGTGTAAGGGAGATTACACAGGCTAAGGAGGTGGTTCCTGGTACAGCTAGCATTTTATGGGTTATGTTTTTCAGCGAAACGGATGATAACCTTAATAAATACAGCTGTATGTGATCGGTTTCTAAGAATTTTCCATCCGGGAAAAATAATCGAAATTAATCACTTACCGTGGGGATTACGCGTGGTTTCCCCGGAGAAATTACGCATCAGCAGCGCGTAATTGAGCTCAAGATCCTGCGGGACCGGGAGCCACACAGTATAACCATCGCCTGGTGCTATCGGCATAGCTTCGCCTTTGGCGTTTTCCATGTGCTCAAGGGTAAAATTAATGTTGCCTTGCGGCGTCATCAGCTCAAGGCTGTCGCCAACGGAGAATTTATTTTTCACCGCTACCGCCGCGAGGTCCCCCTTGCGCTCACCGGTAAACTCACCAACAAACTGCTGGCGGTCAGAAACTGAATAACCGTATTCGTAGTTCTGATAATCGTCGTGAGTATGACGACGCAGGAAACCTTCGGTATAGCCACGATGCGCCAGACCTTCCAGAGTTTCCAGCAGGCTGGTATCGAACGGTTTTCCCGCAGCGGCGTCATCGATAGCTTTGCGGTAAACCTGTGCGGTGCGTGCACAATAGTAGAAAGATTTGGTACGACCTTCGATTTTCAGCGAATGCACGCCCATTTTGGTCAGGCGTTCTACATGGGCGATGGCGCGCAGATCTTTCGAGTTCATGATGTAAGTGCCGTGCTCATCTTCAAACGCGGTCATATACTCGCCCGGACGCTGGGCCTCTTCGATCATAAACACTTTGTCGGTTGGTGCGCCGATACCCAGCGTCGGCTCAACATTTTGCACCGGAATCGGCTCGTACTTGTGTACGATGTTGCCAACATCATCTTCTTTCCCTTCCTGGACGTTGTACTCCCAGCGGCAGGCGTTGGTGCAGGTGCCCTGGTTCGGGTCGCGCTTGTTGATATAGCCAGAGAGCAGGCAGCGACCGGAGTAGGCCATGCACAGCGCGCCGTGAACGAAGATCTCGATCTCCATATCCGGCACCTGATTGCGGATCTCTTCAATCTCTTCCAGCGACAGCTCGCGAGAGAGGATCACGCGGGTCAGGCCCATTTGCTGCCAGAATTTCACCGTCGCCCAGTTCACGGCGTTAGCCTGCACCGAAAGGTGGATCGGCATTTCAGGGAAGTGCTCACGCACCAGCATAATCAGCCCTGGATCGGACATAATCAGCGCATCCGGCCCCATTTCCACCACCGGTTTCAGGTCACGGATAAAGGTTTTCAGCTTGGCGTTGTGCGGTGCAATGTTGACCACGACATAAAACTTTTTCCCCAGCGCGTGGGCTTCATTGATGCCGAGCTGAAGATTTTCGTGGTTGAATTCGTTGTTGCGCACACGCAGGGAATAACGCGGCTGGCCCGCATAAACAGCATCTGCGCCATAAGCGAAAGCGTAACGCATATTTTTCAGCGTTCCCGCCGGGGAAAGGAGTTCCGGTTTAAACAT